AAGTACACTTTTAGTGTTACTTTGACTGCAGCAGCAAACGAAACAACTGAAGCCAGAATTCAGCAGATTATTGCTACTGCTACTGGTGGACAGAAGGCTACGGCTACACTGAATCAGACTGCTGGTGATCCATTTATCGAAGTTACACCGACAGAGATCGATGTACTTCAGGATGGTTCTGCAGTTCAGGTTACGGTGGATACCAACACCACATTCACTGTTACTCCCAAATCGTAAAGATACGGAGTTTTGGTATAGGGTGGGATATCTCTACTATACCCCAAATTTAATACTTAAAGTATGGCAAAAGTTACTATACCATGGGGTGATGGCTCGGGTGATAATTTTTACATAGATTATACCGGAGTTGAAGGGAGTTCAGAATCACTCATAATTTCTGATATTAACCAAACAGGAGTAGAAAGAAGAAAAACTTTAGTATTCAGAACTACAACTTCAAATGTAGTAACTGCATTACAAGCCGAGGCTTATTTAACCGTAATCCAAAAGGCAGACAGTTTAGTAGTAGTTATGTTTAATAACACAGTTGCTACGTTCGGTACTTCAGAAGTTAAAGCTGGTTGGAGAGATACTAAAAACAATCAATAAATATGACAAAGTTCGTAGACATTAATTCTCTCACTGAGAAGGTAAACCCTGACGGTAACGAACAGATTCAGGTATCTGACACACAGAAATTTGTGTGGAAGAATGTCCTTATGAATTCAGGAGGATTCATAGGGGCTATTCTGTCGTATGCTACCCAGTATGCGATGGGCAACACTACCGATAGACAAACCATCATTTCAATGCTGGGGCAGCTGTTCTACAATACCGGTTCCAGAGCCGATAGCTTTTTTCGGTTCGTCTGCGGGTCGGTAACTGTCACGGGTGGTACGCCTAAACAGGAATATTTCGGGGTCGTCTTTTATGATGCCTATTACACGCGGACGTACGCTGTGTTCTTTGGTTTTGAGAATGGTGCTGTTCCAGTCACTTTTTTCCAGAGATCGGGAAATTACGTGACCGATTCTCCCGTAGACGATAACTTCATTACGAACGTAATAAACGGTACGGCGTGGACTAAACTCGGCACCCTTGATTTTACGGCTCTCCTTAAACAGACTTATGGAACCAATACGCAGTTTTTAGCTCCGGTACAAGGGAGCGAGGTATTGCTGACTACGACCATAGAGCGGATTTTGTATGCACTGGGTTTCCGCGGGGCGAACACCAATTTCCGTTTCTTGACGGGAGTAAACAATACGTCTGAAACATACTGGGGAGTCGCTTTTTACAATTCTGGACAGAGTAAGACGTTTACGGTGTTGTTCGGTATCGGAGGGAGTTCTATTCCAGTCGGTATGTACCAAAAAGCCGGTAATGTGACTACACAAAAATCAGTGGACAATGAGTTCATTCAGGATGTGCTGTCGACGTGGACTAAATCGTGGTCACTGAACCGTCAGGGAACTCAGGGAACAATTTATACGTCAGACGTAGTAGCGGGTGACTCCAAAAATCCTATAATTCCCGCTAATACATTCGCCCTGCCTAATGTATCTAATTCTAAATTGGATGCGCTTCTGAATCAGATTCTTTTTTGTACCGGCATTAGGGGCAGCGGACTCCACAGTAGAAATTTTCGTTTCATTAATGCTACCTATCAGATTCCCGATACAACGAATAGACAATGCCACTGGGGTGTGGCGTGGTACAATAGCTACCATGAGAGAACCTATTGCATGCTGGTGAATACGGAAAAAGCAGAGTCCCAGAATATCCAGATTTTTCAGAAACAGGGCGCTGGATTGTATGATGTTGCCAACGATGATGAATTTGTTCAGAAAGTGCTCTCTCTTAATACATGGTCTCGGGTAGTCAGTTTCGGGGGTACTTTACCTGCACAAAACGTAGTCGTAACTACTCCGACATTGTACGACGAGAACTCTGCACCAACAGTATATCCACAAGATCAGAACAATCTGCAACAATTAATTCAGTGGATACTGTATACATTAGGAGTAAGGTCTGACGTCAATGGGTTAGGACGAACCATGTTTATTGTTCACGGCAATGGTAACATTGGCATAATAACGTTGGATACCCAGAATACTAATAAGTATTACGCGCTTATATTCGGAGACGGGGAGTACCTGCACTCGTATAGTATCGAATCGACGGTAGTCGCAGAGTGGGTAGGTAATAACTCTTCTGATGTCGAGATTCTAAGTTCCATCTTGGAAAATGGAACATTAATTGGTTCTATCCCATTTGATATGAGTGTTTTCGCTACGAAAACATATGTAAAACCAAATGATGCCGTACTCACGGCTTTCCCATCTGGTTATAGAACAATTATACCAGGAGAAAACCTTACAACTAATTTAACATCTGGAACACTGAAAGTACAGGTTCCAAGTTTGTTGACTTTACAAGTAAAGAGTGGACCGTTCCGTGATGCAGTAATAGATGTTCCTTATGGTGTTACTGTACAGTTCGCAGATCAGGTGGAAATAGTATACAAAGCTGAAGGTGTTG